ATCTTGTATTAAGAATAACTGCTTGAAGTCGTATAAGATGTTCCCGCTTGTGAACTACCACTTACAATTCCATCAACTTCACCAGTGATTGATGAGTTAGATGTATCAATAGACAACACTTGATTTCTTACTGGCACAATATCATTAGAACTCGGTATTACAAAAACCCTAACTTGTGTACTTGTTGCACCATCTACATTTGAAATACTTGTAATGTGTGCAGATGTAAGAATTACTTCACCTGTTGCATAGTCTACAGTACCGTATGTTGTGTCTGTATAAACTCTTGTTGTTCCACTTAGATAATATGCTCGAACAACACCAGCGCCGTCATCATCTAAGAAGTGTTCATTTGTAGAACTATCATTATTAATTTTAAATCCTGATGAAGAAATAATACCACCGCCTGTCGAATTATGTCCAGAGTGTGGGTTGTATAGTGCATTGTTAAAACTAAGTGTATATTTTAATCCTGAATTAAGTGTCGGTGTAAAATACTTGTACATCTTAACAGTTGTAATATTACTTAAAATAGATGTGTCAGCTTCGTTAATATCTTGAAGTAGTTGTGAGTATCTAAACATACCAGCAAAGTCCTCTAGTTCGTCATTATTGTAAGTTGCAATCTTTGTAAGAACATTTGTTTGAAGTGTTGTTACATCCTTTGTTGTTCTGCCGGAGTTGTACTTGAAATTAACAACAAGTGTGATGAAAGTTGTTTCGGGGTCAACAATCACAGGTGTTACTGAAGCAACTGCATATGTTTTAAGACTGGTCACAATACTTTCTTTTGTTGCAACTGTTAGATTAGAACCAGATTTTGCTTTGATAGAAATATAAACTTTGCCATAGTCAGGCACAGCCGCATCTTCACCGCCATAAACTTGAACTGATTGTGCGTTTGCATATAGACCTTTAACTAGTGTCTTATAATCTTCAGCAGTAACGGCTCTGTCTTGTGCAGAGTAATCTCTTGGTGCATTATATTTAATAGAAGTAATTGACTCAAGTCCAGTTCCGCCTGAAGCATTACTAATTGTTGTAACTGTTGCACTTGAAAATCCACCAACTGTTCCTGATAGAGTAAATGATGTAGCGCCATTCGGTGCATCTCTATTTGTATTGATATAATCTAGTATAACAATATTACCATCGGCGATTGCTTTGCCCATAACACCGTCACCAAAGTAAACTTCAAAACGGCCACCTTCGACTTCTTGTAAAAAATATACCTCAGATTCGTCATCAATTCCTGTGATGCCCGTTGCCAAAGACCAAGTCTTTGTTGTTGAGTCTGACGAAGATTCTTGAATCTTAACAGTTAATGTAGTTGTATCGACACTATCATTTGGTATAATAAAGCGTTGGTCGATATCAGATGTGTTTGCTGTATATTTGTAGTTTAAGTAAGAGCCTTCATAAACAACTAGATTACTAAACTTGTAAACACTATCTATTGGATTAATACTTACATCAGCGTTGTTGACAAAACTATATGATTGACCATCAACTGTTGTTGTGAATTTAGTTCCTCTTGACATTGTAAGAGAGGCGCCAGTTGCATCATTGACTAATACATCAATCGTGGCTGTTGAGGATGTGCAACTTGTTGGAGTATAACCAACTTGTTTTGCAAGTGATACAACACTAGAACGCAAGTCTGCACTATCAAGATACATCTCATTCGCTAACATATTGGCGTTATATGCCAAATAGTGTGTATTATATGCTAGTGTGTCAAGAAGTACTGACATACCCGAACCTTCAAAGTCATAGTCTGTAAATTCGTTCTGTTGTGATAAAAATGTTTTGAGGTTACTTTTAATACCGTCAAAGTCTAATTCTGAAATTTCTAATTTAGTTGCCATATGTTATCTCAATCTCTCTAAAAAGGATTCTACTATTACTGGTTCTTGATGATTATTTACCTTAAACGATATCTGAACAGAATATCCATTTCTGTCAAATCTTGGTTGTGTAAACACCTCAACCAAATTGCATCTTGGTTCATAGTTATTAATTAAGTTTTCGATTTGTTTACTGATTACATGATTCATCTGAGGAGTCATTAACTCAAACAACATTGCTCTCAGATTAGAACCAATTTCGGGGTGAAAAGGTTTTTCATAATGATTGGTATTAATCAGATTTCTCACACTTCTTTTTACTGACTCAACATCTTTTATTTTTTGAATGTCTTTTGTTGCAGAATTCTGTTGAAAGTCTAAATTGAGGTCCTTAAAAATTCTAGAACTTCTTGTGCTTTCGTTAGTTTGTGTGGCGTCATATCTTGACATTTAGCAACCTCTTCCTTTTGTAATATTTATAACGACCTACCCAGCGAATACAGTAGTTGCACCAGTTGTAATTCGATGGTCTTGGCTACTCTCACTATTATATTTGTCGCCTATTCTAGCAATCTCTTTACCATTTACAAATACAGTTGATGAGTGAGTAGAAACTGTTGGTGCATGATTAGTCGCTGTTGCAACACATAAGTCGCCATTAGCGTGAGCCTTCATTGCATCACCTTTTCTTACAACGCCGGTACCTTCCGCAAAAACATTACTACTACCAGCATCACTTTTCTGTGTCGTATCGGTATCAAAATTCCATTTTATTGGGGTGCCGGTGCCAGGTTCTACTGCACAAACAGTACCTATCGCACCATCTTCACACGCTACAGAACTCACTTCATCTTTGAGTGCTACTCCTGGCATTACTTCTTCTTCTTTTTAGCTTTTGTTTTTTTCTTTGCAGCTGGTTTTCTTGTAGCAGGTACAGGTTCATTAATAGGTTTACCAACAGACTCAACAACAGGTTCAATAATTTTTTTAACAGGCGCTATTGATACTGTTTTTAATTCTTCAGGTATTACAACCGCACCTTCTTTAACTAATCTTTCTCTGTTTGCTAAATGTTTACTTGCAACATTCTCTTTACTACCGCCTTGATAAGCAACAGCGTGTCCTTCTCTTATTAAAACAGCAGCACATTTTTCGCCGTTAAGTGATACGAAGTTTCCAAGAACACGACCAAACTTACCTTTCATATCTTCGCCTTTTTTACTGACTTGTGTGTGTAAGATTGCTTCAGCACCTAAGAGTGAAGTTAGTCTTTCTTTCGCCGCAAGACCAAACACCTTCTCCATCTTATCACTTGTTCTTGATTCTGGTGTGTCAATACCCATAACTCGTACTCTTTCTTTACGAAGCCACATACCAAATCCTAAATCTATATCGACATCAACTGTATCGCCGTCAACTACTTTTAAAATGTTTACTTTATACTCATGCATGATTTTTTCCTTTAAAAAAGATTGCTTTAAACTATTTATAAACGCTTGACAAAAGGTTTGGACTAATGTATAATACTTGTATGAATAATAGGCGAATATCCAAGAAGGATATTGAAAACGATTTAGTACGAATATTTGAGAAATATCCAAAATCCATAGAAAAGGCGATTTCCATCTCTTTTAACCTGATTTTAGACTGTTTTGTAGTAATGTACGGCGAAAAAAAGACAATAAAAGCGCTAGAAGAAGCAAAAAAGTCAATTCGTAACGGAAAACACACTCAAAAACAAAGACAAACTCGAAAAACAACTAAAAGGAGTCAAAAATAGTGCAAAAACGCAAGGTTTTAACGGAAAAACGCAGGATTTTACTAAAGACAGAACACAGAGCACACAACAAACGACTTAGACAACGATATTTGCACTCTGCACAGCTAACTTTTGATGATTATGTTGATTATGTTGATGGCTACTACAGAGTTTCGATACAAACTCAGTCTGTTAAGAGATATTCTATACCAAAAGTCAGAGAAACGGAAGAAATTCCTAGTCTGTCGACCTTTAAAGAGTCTGCAACAGGGGTAGACTGGCTTAAACACAAAGAAAAACTAGAAATCAGTAAACAATATACAGTAGTGCCTGCATATAACAAAGGTCCTTACATGGTTGTGCCTGTTGATGAGTTACACACGGCAGGTAAAAAAGTATAGTGAATTCAATTCAACATAAGTTGAACCTTTTTCGACCAAATAGTTACACAAGGTTTCAAAAGTAGTGTATAATATGCTTATATTATGATGAAAAAGGATGAAATATGAAAGTTGGAAATAGAATGAAAGGTGGTCGCAGAGAGGACCGCATAAATGAGAGATTTGAAAAAATGGTTGCAAAAGTAAACAAACTTGAGGCCGAGAATAGACGCCTTAAAGAATTACTGATTAATGCTGGCATAGATGGGTGGCATGTACCAGACCCACTTTTACAAAAAAGATTTGATGATATTATCGATAAGGCAAAATCAGACGAAATGCATAATCTAAGGGAGAAGTCGTTCAAATGAAG